CGGTAAGCCTCTGGTAGACCGCCAAGGTGATGTAATTGAAGCCGACACTATGGTTAAGGCCGTGAATAAATTCATGGAATATATTCGTGTTGGTAAGATGATGCACAAGGGGGATCAGGTGGGTCAAGTTGTCCACTCGATGCCTCTCACTAATGAGATTGGTGAGTCCTTGGGCATTTCCAGTAGCCGTGAAGGTTGGATCGTAGCATTGAAGGTATTCGATGATGAGGTCTGGTCTCTGGTAAAATCTGGCCAACTTACGGCCTTTTCTATCGGCGGCAAAGCTAAGAGGAAGGAAGTAAATGACTAACATCCTACTCGACTTGGAGTTGGACGAATTGTCACTTGTTGACCGTCCTGCTAATCAAGCCGCTACAATCTGTCTTATTAAAAGGGACGAAAGCATGGAAGACATGGAAAAAGGGTACGACTCTTACCTCGATGAGCGTAAGTCGTACTACATGGGTAAGGGCATGGGTGAAGACGAAGCCATGAAGAAGGCTAAGGAAGAACTCGAAAAGATGTCCGCTGAAGAGAAGAAGGAGCTTATGGCTCGCCTTAACAAAGCTGATGAAGCTGAAGTAACAGAAGACGCTGTAGATCAGTCCGAACTGTTCTTGGCTGAAGTTGACGCTCTTAAGGCAGAAGTCTCCCGCCTCTCCAAGGCCCTCGAAGACAACGGTTATGTTGTTTCCGAAGAAGAAGTTACGAAGGCTGAAGAGCCTGAGTATGTAGAATTTGACGGTGAGAAGGTTGTCAAGTCTGACATCCCGGCCCCCGTCCTCAAAGCTCTCGAAGAAGCAGAGATTGCTAAACGTCATATCGAGCTTAAGAAGCAAGCTGACGAAATCCTGCCTAACTTCGACAACGAAATTGCGGCCTCGCTCTTGGCTCATGTAGCTAAAGATGACGCAATCGTAGAAGCCCTCAAAGCTGCTGATGCTGCTATGGGTGCTTCAATGCAAGAGATCGGTGAAGCCTCTGTAGAAGCTGATATGGCTTCCCCACAGGACAAACTGGACTCTATGGTAAAGTCCTACATGGACGAAAACGCTATTGCCAAGTCTGGCTACGCTAAAGCATATGCTGCTGTAGCCAAGACCGACGAAGGCAAAGCGCTCATTTCTAAGCTCTACAAAGGAGAGTAAATCATGGCGACGAATGCAGGCCGCTTTAACACTATTTCTCTTGTCGCAGACGAGACCTTGACGGCCCACACTTTTGTGACCCTTTCTAACGATGCTCAGGCTGCTTATGTAGCTGCTGATGGTGACGACGCTATTGGCGTTACCTACGGTGCTGCTGCTGCTGGCAAAATGGTTACCGTACAAGTTGACGGTATCGCAATGGTAAAAGCCAACGAAGCTATTACCGCTGGTGCTGCTGTAAGCACCGATGATGCTGGCGAAGCTATCCCTGCTGCTGCTGGTGAAGCTCGCTTGGGCTACGCTCTTGAGGCTGCTGGTGGTGCTGGCGAAATTATCTCCGTACTTCTGAAGCCTGCTGGCGCAGACGTGCCTGCGTAATTGAATAGCAAACAGGAGAAATAAAAAATGCCTTTGCTGACCCCATCTAGCGTGCATATTGATGCACCATTGTCCAACCTGACGCTGGCTTACGCTCAGTCTCAGGAAAACTTCATTGCAGATAAAGTCTTCCCTACTGTAGGCGTAGACAAGCAGTCTGACAAATACTACATCTACGATACTGCGGGTATGAACCGTACTGGCGACGTTAAGAAGCTGGCACCTCGTACCGAAGTAGAGCGTATCGGCATGACCGTTTCCAGCGACAGCTACTTTGCTGACGTGTATGGCCTCGGCATGGATTTCGATGAGCAAACTCTTGCTAACGAAGATGCTGCTCTGGACATTCGTTCTGCTGGCGCTCAAACGCTTGCTATGCGTCTTATGGTACACCGTGAGAAGCAGTTCGCTGAGAACTTCTTTGCAGCGGGTCTGTGGGGTAGCCAAGACCTCGTATCTGGCCGTTCTTTGACGGAATGGGACGAAGCTAACTCTACCCCTATCAAGAACATCACTGATGCTTCTCGTACCATGCAACTCAAGTCTGGCGGCTTCCGTCCAAACACTTTGGTTGTAGGTCGTAAGGTACACGACGTTCTGGTAAACCACGCAGACATTATCGCTCGTTTGAGCGGTGGCGCTACTGTTGCTAACACAGCACTCGTAACCAAGGCGAAGCTGGCAGAAATCTTTGAGGTAGAAAACTACTACGTCATGGAAGCTGTACAGAACACTGCTGTAGAAGGTGCTACCGATGATACCTCCTTCATCGGTGGTAATCACGCTATGCTTTGTTACACTCCGGGTAACGCTGGTCTTATGACCCCTGCTGCTGGTTTGACCTTCGCATGGAACAGCATTCCGGGTGCTAACAACCTTGGTATCACTGTTGAGTCTTACTCTGATGACGCACTTAAGCGCCAGCAGATTGCTGAGATGATCCAAGTGAAGATGTCTTACGAGATGAAGATCGTAGGTGCTGACCTTGGCTACTTCTTCGAGCAGATTGTAGCTAACGACCCATAAGGAGACTAGAGTATGACACCCGACTACTCTCTTCTTCCTTTTCAACTCAACTGGGTCCAACTCGTTAAACAAGAGTTTAAGGGGTATGGAACCGAATGGAAGCGAGGGGATGTCTTTGACTGGCAACAGCGAAGCATCCCTTGGCAAGACGTTATGTCTCTATTCAACCGGGGTCTCCTCATGCAGGAGGCTCCGACTGAATCCAACCAGAAGGTTGTAGTAGGAGACGGTCTCGATGAACTAGGCCCCGATGAACTTAAGGTTATTGTAGACAACATTAACACTAAGGTCAAGGTGTTCACCAAGACAGAGCGTGAATACAACACAAAGAAGTGTAAGGCTTCTACGGTCACGAAGAAACAACGTGGTCATATCCGTACTTGGCGTAACAGCCCTTGGTCAGATTGGGAGCAAGCATAGTGTCAGACTTTACCTACGATATTGACGATCTTAATACCACCACTGCGACAGGCCGTCGCAATGCAGTACGTTTTCTCGTAGGTGACACTGATCCACTTGACGTACAGGTACAAGACGATGAAATTGCTTTTGTTCTTACTGAGTCCAGTAATAATGTTTATGAGGCTGGTGCTTATTGCTGCCGAGCTATTGCAGCTAAGTATAGCCGCCGTGTTGACACTGAGCTTGATGGCGCTCTTAGCGCTAGTTACTCTGATCTTCACACCCATTACATGGCCCTTGCGGAAACTCTTGAGTCTGAGTCCAAAAGACAGTCCGGTCTCGGCGTCAAAGCTGGGGGCCTCAGTAAGGCAACTATCTCTGTGGTAAGACAAGACACTGATCGTGTCACCCCATCTTTCCGCAGGGATCGTTTCCGCAACCCACCGAACTACAACGGTTCTGCGGATTACGAGTGAGGAATAGTCCATGTCGTTTAATGCAAGTGACCTTTTGAAGTTGGTCCAAGACTTTGGCGAAACTCTTACACTCCGCAAGGTCACCACTGGAGGCACTTACGATGCTTCTACTGGCACTGTTAGTGGAAGTGCGACTACGGACTATTCCTTTACTGGATACTTTTATAACCTAGCAGAGGGTATTTCTGACCTCAATCAGACTAGGAAAGGCAGACGAGCCTGTGTCATTCCCGCTAAAGGTCTTTCAGCTACCCCTGATGACGAAGACCAGATTTTAGGGAATGGAGATACGGTAAATATTACTACCGTTCGTACCATCTTTAGTGGTGGTCAGGCTGTCTGTTACCTTTGTGAGACCTTCGAGTAATGTCAGTTCCCAAGCTAAAAGTCTCCCCTGCTCTTAAGGCTAAGCTGGCAGAGATCGATGAGATGCTCGAAGACGCTGTAGAGCGCAAGATGACTGACGTGGCTAGGACGATTGTTCTGGCCTCTCCTGTAGATACAGGCGCATTCGTCAACTCTTGGTCCTTCAAGGACAACCTTGGTGGAGGCCGTAGCAAGTCCTCCGACAACAAGCCAAGGGGTCGTGACAAAGGCGCTGAACGAGGCAAGGGCCTCAACAGTCTGGTCAACGACATCAAGAAGACCGTAGAGGTGGGTAGCCCCGGCGGTTCAGTTAGAGAGGGTATTGCCCTTCAAGCTGGCAACTACTACTTCATCAACCGTGCGCCTCATGCTATTGAGGTTGAGCGTAAGAAGCAGATCGTAGACAAGATTATTCGGCAACACGGTAGGTAAGCATGGCTAGTATATACAGAGACATTCGTGCAGCCCTAGAGACTAAACTAGCCGCCGTATCCGGTATCCCAGCTATTTCCCACGAGAACGTCTCCTTTGACCGCACCAACGGCACTTCCTATGTTGAGACGTTCTTTGTGCCTCAATCTCGTAGACCCGCTGTACGAGGCTTAAATCCCCAGCAACGCTATGGTGGAGTATTCACCGTAGTCTGTTACGCCGCAGAGGGCAATGGTCCCGGTGCAGCAGATGAGATTGCGGACAAGGTGCTTAATGCCTTTGAAGCGACCACAGATGTCTCTTACACTAACAGTGATACTGAGACTATTCTTGTGTCTATCGACTATGCCGAACGAGAAGGTGGCGGGTTAGACACTCCGTTTTATTATGTCCCGGTGAACATCGGGTTCTACATTTATAACTAAGGAGGAAGCAAATGGCTTTCGCACAAGGTTCTCGTTCACAGCTTGCTCTCGGCGCTCAAAGTGCTTTTGGCACAGCAGTTACAGTAGACACCAATCTCCCATTTAACAGCCACTCTCTGAACCTGTCTAAGGACCGTGTACAGGGCAATGAAATTCAGCCAGACCGCATGGACCGAGTTGACCGTCACGGCAACAAGACGGTAGCTGGTGACATCTCTGTAGACCTTCGTAACAGCACCTACGACTCTCTGATCCAGTCCGCTCTGATGACCAGTGACGCACTGTCGGGTGGTGCTAGTATCGGCACCACTCCTTCTTACTTCACCATTGAAGACCAGTTCAAGGACATTGACAAAGCTCGTAAGTTTACGGGCATGACTGTTTCTACTATGGGGGTGTCTATTGCACCTAACCAGATGGTAACAACTACCTTTGGTATGGTAGGCAAGGACATGTCTCTTGAGACCGCTGCTACTGCTGTAGCTGTTGATGACTCGGAGCCAGTCCCTTATGATTCCTACAGTGGTACTATCTCTGTTGGCGGTTCTGCCGTTTCCATCGTAACCAGTCTTGACTTTACCTTGACCAACTCCTTTGCTCCTACCTTTGTAGTAGGCAGTGACTCTGCACCTCAGCTTGAGTTTGGTAAGGCAGTTCTGGAAGGCACTTTGACCGCCTACGTTGAGGACTTGACCACACTTGAGAACCTGTTTGTTAGCGAAGTAGAAAGCTCTATTTCTGCACAGGTTGGTGATGGCACTAACACCATGACGTTCCTTATCCCACGGGTTAAGTTTAACTCTGGTGACATTCCGGTAGACGGCCCTAACTCCCGTATCATTAACCTTTCCTTCGTAGGACTCTACGAGAGTGCAGTCAACGATACTCTCTTTAAGATCACTACGGCATAAGAATCCCTTGGCCGAGGGGAGAGAGGTGAGCTTGTCGGGTGGCTCCCTCTCTCATTCATTTAGTAACCCGAACTAACCCAAAGGAACCCGACAATGGATTTGAAGAACCTCACCCCAACTTCCGACACAATCGAAGTTATTCTGGTACATCCAAATACCCTAGAGCCTCTGATGAATGAAGGCACTAAGAAGCGTGAGATGAGTATCACTCTCCATGCACCACACTCCAAGGAGTATAAGAAGCTGGTGCATGAGCAGACCGATAAGCGACTAGCACAGATGCAGAAGAGTAAGAAAGTACAAATCTCTGCTGCTGACCTAGAGAAGTCGTCTATCGACGTACTAGCTAAGGCTACAAAGGAGTGGGACATCACTTATGATGGTGAAAGCCCTAAGCTCTCTGTAGCCAAGGCTAAGGAAATCTACACCGAGTATTTCTGGATTAAAGACCAGCTTGAAGAGGCGATTAACGAAACTCTGGATTTTACGCAAGCCTAATTGACGAACTGGTCGAGTATGCTGAATGGAGCTTCGACCTATCCAAGAGTCAAGACGGCGCTTCAAAACTAGAACACTTAGAGCAAGTAGAAAGGCAGACAGGACGTACTCCAAAGGAATTAGAAGGCCCCGACTTCCCTATTTCCCTAGAGTATCTCTGGTCTGCCTTTTTCTCTTTATCGTCTGCAAGGACATCAGGCTTCAGTGGCCCTAACCCGATAACATACCAAGAAATCAAAGCATGGAAGGAACTAACTCAGACGCCCCTATCTGCCAGAGAAGTAGAAGCAGTAAAGCGGCTTGACTTAGTTTACATGAGGGTTATGAATGGCTGATATTAAGATCACCGTAGACTCTTCAGAGTTGAAGCGTGCTACGCAGCATACAGAAGAGCTTAGAGGTGCTACCAGCCGCTTTGAGGCGAAACTAAAGCCTCTGATTGACAAAGAGCGTCAGTTTAATAAGGCTGTAAGGCAAGTCAACGATGCAATGCGTCTTGGTGTTGCTACACAAAAACAAGCTATTGCTGAAGTAGAGCGCCTTGGCAAAGCCTACGGTCGAACTAAGACCCAGATTGACCGCACTACTGCATCCATGACTGGTATTCGTAAGAACACCAACCGAATGAATGCCACCATCCAGAATGCTGGTTATCAGTTTGGTGACTTTGCCGTACAGGTGCAGTCTGGTCAAAACGTGATGGTGGCTTTCTCACAGCAAGGGGCGCAGTTGGCTGGTCTGTTGCCGGGTGTAGCTGGTGCTGTAACGGGCGTAGCTCTGGTTATTGGCTCAAGTCTTGCAAGAGCTTTAATGGAGAGCAACGGGCTTTTTAAGTCGTTTGGAGAGAGAGTAAAAGGGGTTGAAGAAGCTGTCAATGACCTCACAACTTCAGCCTCGAACTTTGCTGCGTCTCTAAGGGAGGACGTTGCCCCCGAAATTAAAGCCTTTAATGAGACTGTCTTTGGCAGGGACTTGCAAAAAACTGCCGAAGAGACTAGCAAAGTCCTTGACACCCTTTCAAAAAAGGTCAAGAGCCAGCTTGAAGACGCTGTTATGTTGAGGAACTCACAAGCCGCCATTCTTGACCGTCCTTTTGTCATTAGCCGACAAAAGAAACTGGATAAGCTCTTGGGTACAGAGGAGACTGTTAAAGCTCTTGAGGAAGTTAAGGCCGCATTAGAGTCTATTGACGATGGATTTGACCCTAAAAACCCGCAAGAATACCTTGATGCAGTTCAGATAATCGAGAGGATTATTAGTGGAGAGTTTGCTCCGGGGCTAGAGTTAAGTAAGAAGTTTATGGATCAGTTGGTTGATGCTGGTCAGAGTCTGTTAGAGGCCGAGGAAGCTGTCGCTGAAGCACAACAGGCAACTGTTGAGTCTACAGAAAAGATCGAAGAAACTGTCAAAGAGACAGTAGTACATTCAAGAGAATTAGTCCAGCTTTTTGGGCAACTACAGGCTCTCTCAGCAGGTATTGACGAAGCCTTTAAACGAACTGCAATCCAAGCCTCTCTGATAGGTCAGGGAGTTGGTAAGGCGCTGGCAGGGCAGATGGCCTCCATGCGTATGAAAATCTCAGAAGAGCGTGCTAAACTTATTGAGCTTGTGGGTCCACGTTTTGCTGATGAATTGCTTAAGGGTCGTTCTGGTCAATTGGCCCAACATGAGGTAATGTTAGCACAGATCAACGCTCCTACTCCAAGCACAGGCGGCGGTGGCGGCGGGGTTAAGCCAGAAGACCAAGGTGAAAAGTTAGCCGAAGCCTATGCCAAATTCCAAGAAAAGTTGGACGGGGTGCTTCTTAGTCGTAGACAAGAAATCTTACTTAATCGTGAGATTGTGGACCTCTCCAAAGAAGAGCAAGACTTGGTTAAGGCTCTCGGTGTCACCCGTAGTCAGCTTACTGATATTCAGAAACAGTCCTACGATGAAATCCTTGAGCTTCGTCGTGAGGATATTGCCCTCCTTAAGCAGCAGCAAGCTGAAGAAGAGAAGCTGGCTAAGGCCAAGGAAAAGGTGCAAGCCGTTTCTGAAGTGCTTGCCAGTGAGACTGTAGGCGCACTGAAGAGTATTGTAAATGGTACTAAGACTGCCTCTGAAGCCTTCCGAGATATGGCACTGAACATCATCCAACAGATCATGGACATCCTTATCTGGCAACCATTGATTGATAGCCTAACTAAGTCTATCTCTGGCTCTATCTCTGGCGCTCAGTCTGGTGGAGGTGCTTTAGGAGGCATCGTAAGTTCTATCTTCGGGTTCCAGAAGGGTGGAGCATTTAGTGCAGGTAATGTAATACCGTTCGCTAACGGTGGTGTTGTAGGCTCTCCTACTTACTTCGGTATGTCCGGTGGTCGTACTGGTCTCATGGGTGAGGATGGCCCAGAGGCTATTATGCCACTGAAGCGAGGTGCTGGTGGTAAGTTGGGTGTAGAAGGTGGCGGCAACGTAACAGTACACCAGACCTTCAACTTCTCTGCTAACGGTGATGAGTCTGTCAAGAAGATCATTGCACAGGCTGCACCTAAGATCGCCCAGATGACTGAGGCGAAGATTATTAATTCCCGTCAACGAGGCGGTCAGATGCGAAGGGCCTTTGGCTAATGGCTATTACCTACCCCTTACCCCTTCCCACTACAATCGGTATCGGTGAGATTGAGCTACGAGCTAACAACGTAGTTGGTGTAAGCCAGTCTCCCTTTACCTACAAGCAACAGGTAGTCCAACATCAGGGTCAGCGTTGGGAAGCATCAGTAAGCATCCCTCCTGTCCGTAAAGACCTTGCTGAAGAGTGGATTGCCTTCCTTATTTCCCTCAAGGGGCCTGTCGGCACTTTCTATCTGGGAGACCCTAATATGGCTACCCCGAGGGGAACTATCCTGTCTGGGACCACTGTAACCCTAGACTCTGCTGCTTCTGCTGGGGATGAGACTGTAGCCCTGACTAAGAGCGCTGGTCCTGCTAAAAGCAACGTCTTTCTCCCCGGCGACTACATCCAAATTGGGACAGACTCAAGCAGAACTCTGCACAAGGTTCTTAACACCGTAGACTGGGACGCTAATGGTGACGGTACTGCTGACATTTGGCCTCATATTCGAGGCACTGTGGCTTCTGGTACTTCCGTAGTCCATCAATCTACTACAGGGAAGTTTAGGCTGACATCTGGCCTGACTTCTTGGTCTATTAATAATGCCAGCTCTTATGGCATTTCATTTGATGCTGTTGAGGTAATATAATGGCTAACATTAATCATAAACGTGGTGATACCTTCCAGCTAGACTTCACACTTGAAGCAAACGATGTAGCTGTAGACATCACTAACTTCAATATCCGAGCGCAAGCTAGGAATGCTGCTGGTACTCTTATCCTTGAGTGGAATGAGACCCAAAGCCCTCCCGGTGTTAATATCACCAATGCTTCTGGCGGCCTCTTTAACTTCAAGAGTGAGGCAACTTACACAAACACTCCTACTGGTCAGCTTGCAACAGAGTCTTGGCCTCTTGGTGTGATGAACGTAGACGTAGAGTTTACTGACACTTCTGCTACACCAGACTCGGTAAGCTCTTCTGAGACCTTTACCATCACTGTTCTTGAAGATGTTACGAGGGACGAAGAATAACAATGGCTAAGTTTAATCTTACTGCTACTGTCAATACGTCTCTTGCAGGAACCACCTTAGCAGGGGAACAAGGCTTCACTGTGGGCGTTCTTAACGGTGTTGGCCCCACTGGTCCTACTGGACCCACTGGCCCTGCGGGGGCTACTGGTCCCCAAGG